CGAGTACCAACCTGAGATCTCCATCCTCCAGGATGCAACTAGATGGGCAAGGGGACAGCAGCAAGCCTTTAAAGGCAAGCCACTTCCCCTAGAACCCGTCGTGATAGCGGAACCTGGGGACAAAACCCGACTAGCAACGAAACACCCGGCATGGGCGAATGTGCTTGGCAAAGGACTCTCCGTAATGCTCCTTTCCGCAATGAGGGGATTTCCCTCAGTGGGAGGTAGCATGGAGGGGACATATGCAAAACACCTAGAGGTGCCAGCATTGTCAGAGCAGCTCAGTGCTGATCTTACCGCGGCCTCAGACTTCATACCACATGATGTGGCACTCGCACTCCTGAAAGGCATTTCCAGGGGGATGAAGTGGAAGGACGAGGACTTCGAACTAGCAAAGATGCTGGTCGGTCCAATGCAGTGGGTTGGAAAGCTTGGAGAACAACTCTTCCCTGGAGAGGACAAAATCACAAATCGCGGTGTCTGTATGGGTCTACCACTCGCGTGGCCCCTACTCTGCCTCCTCAACATGTTTGCAGCTGAGTCAATACTCAGCAAACAGGCCCATAAGACCTGGCATAAATGGAGAGGAAGTGGATTGGAGCCTCCGGAGTTTAAGGTACCCAGAGACGTTGCAACTGAGATAGTCAACTCAGGAATGAGACAGTTCGGTCCGTACAAGTTGTCTCACAAATACGCGGTCGTCGGCGACGACCTACTCCTCAACTGCCCACGGGGGCTAGTTGAAAAGGCAAAGGGCGCATACGAGATCATCATGTTCAGTCTCGGATTAGAAGTGAACTCAACGAAGAGCTTCACCGGACCCAGAGGGGTCTTCTGTGAACACCTTGTGGTCCCCGGAAAGGGGACACTACCCATCCTAAAGATGAGCCAGGTTGTCCAGAGTCGACTCATGGATCCGTCCGGGAGAATTTTAGAAGATCGAGCACCCTTGACGCATGTTCTTGGCCCGGCTATGCAACAACTCCAGCATCACCGAAACTTCCAAGTCATAAAGGCGCTGATGTTATACAACAACGCCAAGACTGTGAGGAAGCTCAGGAAGGCTGGGATTCCGCTCAACGCACCACGCTGGTGTGGGGGAGCGGGCATTCCGGGAAACCAAGATTGTCCTGCTAAGCTGAGACTTGCAGTGGCTACCGCACTCCGCCTCTGTCAGACGCCGTCAGGCGCCGGTGACCCGGAACATAACTTTCCGGTGAAGTGGAGTGGTGGTCGCAAATGGAATAATTTCCAAAAAGAAATCTTAGCTAAGGTCAACAGTGTGGAGGCCTCGAAGGAAGGTGTACCCCTAGGGGTTGCCCTCAACGAGACAGTCACTCTGTTGAACCGCCAAAGGCTTCTCCTCCACGGCGAAAATACCGAGGGGAGTTACCGAACGGCGGGACAAGTTGCGGCTACTAACCGGCGGATCTGGGAGAGATTAGGAAAGAGTCAAAGCAAAACGGCTCGTTCTCTAAACCCGGTCTCTGTAAGGAAGCTTTGGGATCCCCATCTCACCGCCCGGTTGGACAGCAAGAAAGTACCGGTTGGCACTATTCGAGAGATCTTAGGCCCCCTCGCCCCAGTTCCTAGAAACTTGGCGGGGGACTTCAGTACACGGCCTGTGCATGAAGCCATCCCATTGGGTCACCGAATCAATCGGCACGCTGCTTCCAAGGCAGCACTGAGCTCCAACTAGCTTTACGCTAGCGGAG